CTTGACCGTTTCTTATTATAGTTATAGGAGCTCCATTATTCCCAGTATCAGACCATTCATTAAATCCTTTAAATTTAGTAACAGTGGACCCAAATCTTATAGACTGACCAAATCTTCCTTCTAGTATACTATCTCCTTCAAATTGGGTTAACGCTTTTATATCAGATTCAGTGAATGTATAACCTTTTGGAAACTCTGGAGCACTAATTGATGCCCCTTGATAACCCGGTTTTGATTTATAGCTTGAATAGAATTGACTCATTTCTGCTATATTTGGCATTACATTATGATTGACAGCGCCCCAAAGAGCATAAGCTGGCATATAAAAGAGCTTCTGATTATCTTTGCTATCATTTAAACCATCTGATGGACCATGAAATATCGCTACTATTTCACCTACTAGTGGATATTGCTTAACAAAACTAAATATTGGATACGCAAAGTCATTCTCGTTACTATTTTTAGTTCCAGTAACAGATGAATAGATTCTATCAAATCTTATTTTCCCTATATCTGCCGGTGTTTTATAATCGTAATTTGGTGTCTTTGTATTATCTACATAAGGATTCAATACTATTTGAGTGACCCTTCCTATATAAAAAAGAGAACCGCCGCCATTTCCACGTCCAGATCCTTGTGATTGCCCTAGGCTATTTGACACTTTCTTTTGTTTTTGGTGCCTTTATAATACTAATTTCCTGAAACAATTGCTCTACGTCTTTTTCTGTAAGTATTCCAAGATCTTCACCATCTGATTTAGCACTATCACTCGCCTTTTGGAATACAGTTACTAGTTTTAGGATAGTTTCATCATTCTTTAAGCTAGAATCCATAAGACCCTTTAGCATTGGTATAATCACCACAGCATCTCCAGGATTTGATATCATCCCAGCTAATCGAGTGATCTCTGTTTTCAATTTCTGATCTTGATCCTTATGATTATTGTATACTTCTTTGACTAGATCTTCAAGCTTTTTTCCCTCGAATACCGTCTGACTTAAATCCATAGCCATACTTCTTTTCTATATAAATATTAGTAATCGTCGTTTTCTATTTTTCTATTTAGTATTTCCCTATATATAATTTTCATTTTGTTTATTACGTGGGTTATAGAAGCTGATTTTACATTCGCCATCTCTTTAACATAAACGTACAATACTTTTTTATTTGAGATGTCTATATTATCTGATCTTTTAAGTATCTCTACTATAGAATCAGCTGCTTTTATATCATCCTCTTTTTCAAACATGCTGAACATATTAATTTCCATATATTGTATCAGCTCATCTATAACTTCAAGTCTATTTAATTGACCACTTCCAGGAATTATGACTAGACTGTCTATTGTCATTTCATCATTATCAGCATTATCAAGTGATTTTTTTTCTACAAGCTTATTATAGTTTCTTTGACAATACGCAATCAAATACCGCTTAGCTATAGTTCCAAAGTATGAATATGCTTTACCCTTTGATATATCATATAAATGAAGTTTTTGAAGTAAGAAAGATATAACTTCATATTTTAAATCCTCTAGATTTTCAACTTCTGTATGATAGAATTTAAAAGTGTGAATGATATTCTCTGCTAATTTATAAAGAGCGTTATGAATCTCATTATTATATATCCTATTTCTTTCATCTTGACTATCACTCTCTCTATATCTGATAATTGCATCTTGCGTATCTAAGGTAAAGTAATCTATCTTTGACTTTGGTTTTCTTCTCCTCGGTTTTCCTTTCTTTGTCAATAAAACTTCTTCTGTCATGTTTATAGTTTACCAGTGAATTGTTTGATACTCTCTTGCATAGTCTTGATGTCTTCAAACATTATTTTAAGTTCTGGATCAGCTGATACCCACATAGTTGCATCTATCTTTGCAGCTGTCTTATCTATGTTATCAGCCAAGGATAGTACGCTTCTTACGAATTCATCTTCCTTCTTGAGCATGTTTTCAAGTCTGATGTTCTTACTATATAGGTTCCAGATCACATATCCAATGATTGTGAGAGGCCAAATTGCTATTGAAATTATTGTTATCATATTATGCTTTATTTATTTGATTTTCTACATTAGATGCCATAAAGTCTGCCTGATGTATAATGTAGGGTAAATTCCCCTTTATTTTTGATTCTGGAGTATGAGTTATTAAATAGGCTTCATTTCCTGGTTCATATAATGAATCGTGTATTTTTATCGCAATATATTCATTCTCAGTAACTTGTATCCCAGCTTGTTGAAGATAGAATAGACTTCGATCTGCAATCCTCATATGTGTAGTTGCGGGATTATATGTAAAATACTTTCCTTGATTTTTTTGATGCCACTCAGAAGATTGCGGAATATAAAATGGATGTTCATTAGTGCCGAGTTTCCCCAAATCATGATTAATTGCAGAAAATACAAGTTCTTCTGTCGTGTGAGTTTTAATCTGCCCAAATTTATCCCAAACCTTATCTACTACAAGCGCTGCTTCAGTTACTCTAATAACGTGATCTACATATCCACCTATGAAACAATTGTGATGATCTATTTTAGTTGATGCCGGAGAAGTTAGTAGAGTTACTTCTATTCCTTCGTAGAATTTAATAAGCTTCTTTGTCCTTGCATTATCTGGAAGATATTTCTTTATCAAGTCGTAGAATTTTGCTACATTATCGATAAGTTGCTGCTCTGTCAATTGTTTCATCATATACTGTTTATCTTTTTTATAATTTCCTGGGGAGTAAAGAATGCGACTGTTCTTACTTTTTGATCTATTTTATTCTCTTTCCCTAATACATTATAATCAAAACTCGTGAAATAAACATAGTCTAAGTTCTGAGTAAGATCTTTTATTATTACTATAGGATAATGACTAACGCCAGTTAATTTTTCAAGCTGGTCACACATTCCAGGATCTTTATCACATGGAACATCTACAAAACTTATCTGATTCTCAGTTAGCTGATCTTTAAGTCCTTGACAAGATTTACATCCAGCTAGTGTCGCTAATACAATTTTATATTTCATCATCTGGGTCAATTTTATCTAGGATCTCTGCCCATATAGCTCTTTCTTCATCTTTCATATTCTGATATTCTATATCTAAATAAAGATATAATATATCCAGCTCTGATTCTGTAAGATCTATATTCTCCTTATAATCCTCTATATTAATAGTCATTCTTTATTACTTTATTATACTTATATATAGTCTATATTCTTTTCTTTCCTCCTCCTCTCCCCTTTCCCCTAGAACTAATATAAACAAAATTCCGAAATAAAAAAACTTTTTATCACTTTTTTTTAAAATTTTTTTTTGATTAGTATTTTCAGTATATTCTTTTAATATGGATAATTCTAACTTAGTTCAATGTTTATTGGATGTTTATTTAGGCAAAGGCAAAAAACTCGCAAAGGGGGATTATGCGTATTACTGTCCAATATGCAAGCATAAAAACCCAAAACTCATGGTGAACGTGATATCTGGAGCTTATAATTGTTTCACATGTCATCCTAAAACCACAGGCAAAACACCAGTATCATTACTCAAAAAGATATCAGCACCATCAGAAGCAATACTCGAAATGAAGGGTTATTTTGTTAATGATACTACGAAGATAGAAATCGAAAAAGATGTAAAAACCATAATTATACCAGAGGAATTCATCAGTCTAAGTGATCCGTTAGATAAGAGTTTAGATAAAAGACAAGCGTTGGTCTACTTGAAAAAAAGAATGATTACGTCTGCAGATATCCAAAAATATAATATGGGTTACTGTAAGACTGGAAGATACCGAAATAAGGTAGTGGTGCCCTCATATGATTCAAATGGTAGAATTAATTACTTTGTAGCAAGATCATTCGAAACAGATCCTAAGCAGAAGATAGATTCCCCGTCTTGTAATAAATCTGAGATGATTGGCTTTGAATATTACATTAATTGGAATGTCCCAGTAATACTTTGCGAAGGTGTATTTGATGCGATAGCTATAAAAAGAAACGCGATACCTCTATTTGGAAAGACAATACCCAAGGCCTTGATGATAAAGCTTTTACAGCCACAAGTCAAAACGATATACTTGGCGCTTGATGAGGATGCAATAATGGAATCGATAGATCATGCTCAGCGACTTATAGATCTAGGCAAGGAAGTCTATCTCATACAACTCAATGGAAAAGACCCCTCTGAGATAGGATTTGAGGGAATGATACAATACTTACATAACGCACAACCAATGACAGCTTCAAGACTATTAATGTTAAAAATGCAAATATCATTATGCTAAAACCAATAAAGATAGAATCAAGTATAAAGGAGATCAAGAAGATTTACCACGTAAGTGATATTCATATAAGAAATTTTAAGCGCCATGATGAGTATAAGCGAGTATTTGAGACTTTGGCTGAATACATAAGGTCAACAAAGACAGAAGAGAGTATTATCTGCATTACTGGAGACATAGTGCATTCCAAGACTGATATTACACCTGAACTTGTAGAAGAGACGCAAAACTTTTTGAAATTGATGTCTTCCATACTACCCACAATAGTAATCCCAGGAAACCATGATGCTAATCTGAATAATAACCACAGAATGGACAGTCTTACTCCTATTATAAATGCAATGGGGGATAAAAACATTACATACATAAAAGACACTGGTATTTTTAGAATGGCAAATGTTGATTTTGTGCATTGGTCTGTATTTGATGAACCTAAGAAATACATAAAAGCTTCAAAAGTAAAGTCTGACTTCAAGATTTGTATGTATCACGGTCCTGTCAATAACTCACTCACAGACGCTGATTTTTCACTCAGCGGCAATTCAATAAACGTTGCTGATTTTGATGGATATGATCTAGTACTTTTGGGAGATATTCACAAGACACAATTTTTAAATGAAGCCAAGACAATAGCATATTGTGGTTCCCTTGTGCAACAGAATCATGGTGAATCATTAGAGCATGGTATAATGGTCTGGGATTTAGAATCTAAAAGTGCACAGTATGTTCCTATAGAAAATGATACTGCTTTCTATACACTATACATTGAGAATGGAATACATCTAGATATACCTGAGCATCTTCCTAAGAACTTATACCTTAGACTTAGATCAAAGAATACACCGCCTACTTTGATAAAAGAAATAGCCGCTGAGATACGAAAGGATAGAAATATCATAGAACTTTCACACCAAACAATGAATGACTTCTCCGCGACATCTTCCCACCAGAGTACCAACGCAATAAATGTAAGAGACGTGGGGTATCAAAATATGCATTTATCTCAGTATCTTAAAAATAAGTTTAATCTTACTGAAGAAGCGATATTAAAAGTTTGTGAGCTAAATAAGATCGTAAATGATAAGATACCAAAATCTGAAATTACAAGGAACATACAATGGAGCCCAAGAAGATTAGAGTTCTCAAATATGTTCAGTTATGGCAAAGATAACGTCATAGATTTTTCTGGAATGGAGGGGGTCTATGGTATATTCGCTCAAAACGCATCTGGAAAAAGCTCGAGCATAGAAGCATTGGTATATTGTCTTTTTGATAAGTGTTCTAAGACTTCTAAAGCGGGACTAGTAATGAATAATAAATCACGAGAGTTTCACTGTAAATTTAATTTTGAGCTTGATGGAAAGATCTACACGATAGAAAGAAAAGCATCATATAGACCAAAATCAGAAAATGTAAAACAGGACGTAAACTTCTATTATACGGAAGAAAATGGTGCGGTAATATCTTTAAATGGAGATGATAGATACGGTACAAATGCAAAGATAAGAGAGATCATAGGTTCGTATGAGGATTTTGTCCTAACGAGTATGTCTATGCAAAATAATAATACTGGCTTTATTGATATGAGTCAGACTGAGAGAAAGGATTTACTCTCCCAGTTCCTTGATATAAAAGTATTTGAAGATCTGTATTTTTCAGCAAACGAAGATATAAAAGAATTCTCAGTACTCATAAAGGAATATAAAAAGATAGACCATTTTACAAAGCTTAAAGAGCTAGAAGATTATACTAAAGCATATTCAAACGAGTATCGTCAATTACAAAAAGACAAAAAAGACTTAGAAAAATCGATAGAAAAGGAGAGTGGTAAATACATGAAACTAAGCTCTAAGATAGTTCAGATAGACTCAAAGATACTCGACATAGAAGGTTTAGAATCTAGAAAAGAAAATCTAGAAAGATCTAAGACTAAGATTGAATCAGATAGGGCAGTATTAGAAAAGAACTTAGATGATCTAAAAATAGAGCTCATTCCTATAGAAAATGAGGCTCAAAAAGTAGATATAATGATCCTCAATGGCAGCAAGATTGAGCTACAAAGTCTTATAAATACAGAAAAGAATCTTTCGATTCAAGTAGAAAAGCTAAAGACTGATCTCACAAATAAACTCGAAAAGATGAAAAATCTTGAGAATTTGAAATATGATGAGAATTGTCAATTTTGCATGGATAATGTTTTTGTAAAAGACGCAATATCAACAAGAGATTCTATAGAAAAAGATAAAGAAGAAGCGCGCGGTGTAGTAAATAACTTAAAAACCCTGAGAGAAAATATAGAGATTATTAAGAAACTTGTTACTTCATGGGATAATTTACAAAATAATCTGGATAAAAAAATAAATGAGAAGCTAAGGGTAGAATCCAATATCGATAAGCTTACCCTAGAGCTACACCAGAAGGACTTATCCATAAAGGAGATAGATGACAACGTAAAGCAATATAAGCAGAAAGAAGCTGCCATAAAACTAAACCAAGAGATAACAACGCAACTCAAAGAGATTCAAACTGCAATAGATACTCTAAAAACAGCATTAAAGATTATTTCAGAAGATCTAATGAATTGCAATACTAATATCCAGATAACTCAAAAGGAAATAGAGAATGCAAAGCTAAATATAGAAAATCTAAAATCACTTGAAGAGAAATTCAAGTACTATGAATACTATCTATCGGCAACAGGAAGAGATGGACTGCCCTATGATATAATAAGCTCTGTGATACCAAGAATACAAGAAGATATCAATAATGTTCTTTCTCAAGTAGTAGATTTTAAGATAGTGATGGAGTCAGACGGCAAAAATATAAACGCTTTCCTTGAGTATGATGAGGATAGAAAATGGCCTATAGAATTAAGTTCTGGGATGGAGAAATTCGTGTCTACTTTAGCAATACGGTCTTCATTGATCAATACAACTTCACTTCCAAGACCAAATTTTCTGGCAATAGATGAAGGGTTTGGCGCGCTGGATCAAAGTAATATGGGGAATATATCAATACTTTTAGACTACCTTAAGACTCAATTCAAATTCATAGTTATGATATCCCACATAGATACTATAAGAGACGTTGTTGACGCTCACATAGAAATCACAAAAGGAAAAGACGGTTTCTCAAAAGTACATCACGAGTAAGATATTTATAAACATGATAAAAAATATAATTGCGATTTTTCCGGGCCGCTTTCAACCATTTTCGAAGCACCATTCTGAAGCTTTTAAGTGGCTAGAATCTAAATTTGGCAAAGACTGCTTCATAGCAACTACGGATAAAGTAGATCCAATTAAAAGTCCGTTGAATTTTTTAGAAAAGAAAATGATCATTGATAAGTTTGGATATGGGGCAAATCTAGTTCAAGTAAAGAATCCATATAAAGCAGAAGAGATCACAGCAAAGTATGATCCAAAAGATACAGCGCTAGTATTCATGGTAGGAGAAAAGGATATGAAAGACGATCCAAGATTTGCAATGAATCCTAAGAAAGATGGTTCGCCTGGATACTTTAAACCATATGCTGGAAATGAAAAGAAACTTGAAGGCTTTGACAGACATGGATATTTGATAGTGGCGCCTCATATGAGTTTTGATATACCTGGAATTGGAGAGATGAGCGGTACAAATGTAAGAAAGGCGCTATCGGCTAATGTATCTCCAGAAGACTATAAGAAGCTTTTTATAGGAGTTTTTGGTTGGTATGATCCAAAAATAGCCAAGATGTTAAAAGACAAATTTTCAATAAAAGAATCAAGATATTCTTTCAATAGGATTATATTAGAGAACGCAATACGGACTTTGATAACTGAAGGTGGCAATGTATTTAAGGACAAAGAAGGTCAATCAGAAACCCAAAGGATAAATAGAGCTGATGTGATTCCTACTATCCAATGGCTAGAAAAAATAACCGGGCTTAAATTACTCGATAATGCATTGGGTACCACAGGAAAGAAAGACACAAGTGGAGATCTTGATTTAGCCGTAGATGTATCAAAGCTTAGTAAAGAAGATCTTATAGGCATACTTGCAAAAGCAGGATATGATAAATCTTATGTAAAAAAATCTGGAGACAGTGTTCACTTCAAGACTGCAATAGGAGGCAACCCAAAGAATGGTTTTGTACAGACTGACTTTATGTTTGGAGAACCTGAATGGATGAAATTTTCAATGCTGGGAGGGGCTGATAATTCCAAATTCAAAGGAATGCATAGACACCTTTTACTTTCAAGTATAGCAAAAGCACAGAATCTAAAATGGTCGTATAAGCATGGTCTAGTTGATAGAACTACAAACGAAGTGATAACCAAAGATCCTGATAAGATAGCTGAGATGCTACTTGGGAAAGGTAACACTAGAAAAGATATGGAGAGTGTTGAATCTATTATCCATGCAATAAAAGACAGACCTGATTATGAAGATCTGATAAAGCAAGCAAAAGAAGACTTTGACAAAGAAGGACTAGATATTCCCACTTCACTAAAAGAATCTATGATCACCGAAGCAGCAGAAGCAAGAATACAACACCCAGAAGATATGATATTTTGGGATGGATCAAAAGGGGCTCTAAATGCTCTTAGTATATTAGCAGGTTTAGGGAAAGATTCTAAAGATATCACAATAAAGTGGGATGGATCACCAGCTGTCATATTTGGAAGAAAAGAAGACGGTACTTTTGTATTGACTGATAAAAGTGGATTCTCTGCAAAGGGGTATGATGGAAAAGTGACGAGCGGAAAAGATTTAGAGAAGATGTTCATGGACAGACTCAAAGGCAAAGAAGACACGGCTGGATCATATACTAAGTTTGCAAAAAGCATGGGTAGTATATTTGACGTATTTGAAAAATCAGTGCCCAAAAGCGTAAAGGGGTATTTTAAAGGAGATCTGCTATATCAATCAACCCCAGAATTAAAAGGCGGCAATTACGTATTTAAGCCTAATATCACAACATACTCAGTAGCTCAAAATAGCGATCTTGGAAAGAAGATAGGCGATAGTAAAACTGGGGTAGTCATTCATAGATTCTTAGATTATGATGGAAATGAAACTGCGATAAAAGATATAAAACAGTATGGATTTATAGAAGGAAAGGGGCTTTTAGTAGTACCGCCAATGTCAGTTACTACTCCACCAAATATAAACACAAGCGCCGTTAAATCAGCAATGTCAGATGTAAAATCAAAAGCTTCTGAGATAAACTCATTCCTTGACAAACCTATTTTATCAGCCAAAAAGATATCTGATCTTCCAGACTTAATGTACAAGTATAATAATTCTAAAGTTGGAAATACAAAGGGATTAGGTAAAGATTTTCTTTCTTTCATAGCAAATGAGTCTCTGTCTGGTAATAAAAAAGCAAATATGGAAGCTTACATAAAAGAGCATGGGGATGCAATCATAGATGTCTTTAGCGTAGTTTCAAAGATAATGGAGATAAAAAATGACATAGTAAAACAACTCGACGCTCAAGATTCTGGAGTAAAAGCAAATATAGGTGATATAGCTGGAGGTGAAGGATACGTTGTTTCAAATCCCAAAGGTACAGTAAAATTGGTAAACAGAGCAGGATTCACAGCTGCAAATAGAGCAGTAAAAAGATAAAACATGGAACTACAGAAAAAAGCAGAGATACTTGCAGACTTTATAAAATTTTGCAAAGAAGCTCTAGAAATCGAAACTCTTCCAAAGATAAAATTCATATCTGATAACTCTTGGGTAAAAAATAAGCGTACATTCGGAGAATATACTAACGAGACAAAATCTCTAGTCGTTTACGTAAAGAACAGGAACCTCGCTGACATATGTAGGACTCTGGCGCATGAAATGACTCACCACAAGCAGAACGAGATGGGAACTCTGGGACCAAAATCTGGAGAGACTGGAAGCCCGATAGAGAATGATGCACACGATGTGGCTGGAATATGTTTAAGGGAATACGGAAAGATACAACCACTGATATACGAATCAATAAATAAGGATCTTAAAATACAAGCAAAATCATTTATAAAAGATTGGACATATGATCCTGATCATCAAATAGACAATTATGGAGAATATAAAAAAGAATTCAATGTGGCTTATCAATTATATCCATATAAACAATCTGAAGATTTATATAGAGGGTTAAATTTTAATAACATAGAAGATTTCAATAATTTTAAATTAAATACAAAAAATTTTACAGTTTTAAAAACTAAATCATACTCTTCTTGGAGTCCAGATATTAATCAAGCTATAGAATATTCACTTGGGGACAATAATAGTATTGAAATTGTAATTAAAATAAAACCATTAGAAAACACTAATATAAAATTATTAGCTACATATAAATGTAAAGATGCAGATCCAGAATATGAAGTTATTGCGGATAGAGGAAATTTTAAAATATCACTAGAAAGAAGTAAAGTTACGAAACATGGCAAAGGAATCAAACCTAAAAAAAGAGTTCTCTAAAAAAGATGTTACAAGGTTAAGAAATCTCCTAACAGGAAAAACAGGAGACAAGACCCAAATACAGTCAGGATACGAAAAGAAGGCTGAAGATCATTTAGAGGGCGATATTTGGGAAGAAGATGGTAAGACTTGGACTATAAAACGTGGGATAAAACAGACGGTGACAAAGCTGGATTCCGTGAAAAAGCTGTTGAGTCTACCTCTATGTTGTCCAAAGTGTTCAAAACCTATGAAATCCCATGACCTCAATAAGAAGATGTATTCAATCCACCAGATGTGCTTTGATTGCGTTATTGATATGGAATCTAAGATAAAGCTAGAAGGCAAA